GCGTGCTCAAGCCGCACTGCAATTCATCGACCTATTCGGTGTCATCACTAAGGACTCGGTAGCAGGTCCCGCAGGATCACCGCTAGTCTTGCGCGACTGGCAGCGTGAAATGGTCAAAAGAATTTACGCAGACGACGGGAGAGGAGGGTTCAAACATCGCATTAGCTACGTGGGTTTGCCGAGGAAGAACGGCAAGAGCGCCATCGCCAGCACGCTCGCACTCGCAGATCTCTATGTCTTAGGCGGTCGAGGCGCAGAGATTTATTCAATCGCTGCTGAAAAGGAACAGGCTCGCATCGTATTCGCAGACGCAAAGCGCATCATCGAGGCTCATAAAGAACTCTCGGACATGGCAAAGCTGTACCGCGACGCCATTGAGATACCCTCGACTGGTTCGGTTTACCGAGTGCTGAGCGCCGAGGCTTACTCAAAAGAAGGTCTCTCACCGGTCGCGGTTTACGCAGATGAGATCCATGCCATGCCTACACGCGAACTCTGGGACGTAATGAGTTTGGCTATGGGTGCTCGAGGCAACCGCGCTCACATGGTCGGGATTACAACCGCAGGAACACGCAGCGACCAGACCGGACAAGACTCGATCGCGTTCAACCTTTATAACTACGGCAAGCGCATCGCTAACGGCGAGGTTGAGGACTCAACCTACTTCATGGCATGGTGGGAAGCGCCAGAGAATGCCGACCATCGCTCCGAGGATACGTGGAGAGAGGCGAACCCAGGCTATGGGGACATCTGCTCCGCTGACGATTTTGTCTCCGCTGTACGGACAACTCCCGAGGCAGAGTTCAGAATCAAGCGCGTGAACCAATGGGTCAATACAAAGTCTGCCTGGCTACCGGCTGGCACTTGGCAGGAACTAGAGCAAACATTTGAGCTGCAACCAGACGACGAATACATCCTCGGCTTCGACGGATCGTGGAAAAACGACTCGACTGCTTTGGTTGCAGTAATACTTCCGCGAACGGAAGATGACGTTTACCGTGCGTTCCGTGTAGCGCACTGGGAGAAGGACTTTGCCCTAGACGACGATTCTTGGATTGTAGATAAGGGCGAAGTAAGTAAAGCGGTTATTGATTGGTTCTTTGCCAACCCTAACTGCCGCGAAATTGTCTGCGACCCGACCTACTGGCAAGACGAAATCCAATGGTCCGAAGCAGGCATGACCGTAATTGAATACCCAAATACCATTAGCCGAACCGTGCCAGCAACTGCCAAGCTCTACGAAGCGATTATGAACGGCAAGATTGTTCACAACGGCGACGCTGCACTAGGGCGACACCTAGACAACTGCATCCTCAAGATTGACTCGAATCGCGGCGCGAGAATAACTAAGGATTACAGAAACCCAAAGCTGAAAATCGACTTGGCCATTGCCCTACTTATGGCTTACGACCGAGCGAGTAGTAAACTTGAACCAGAGATTACGCCGCAATTTTTTATTTAGGAATTTATGAGCGACATCGTGCAGGTTAGCGGAGCAGTCCTAGTGACAATTGGCGCTGGACTAATCTACATTCCCGCAGGCTTCATCATCGGCGGAATCTTTGCAATCTTGATCGGGATAAGTCTGGAGCGTAGGTAATGTTTGACAAGTTGTTCGAGCGAAGGGCTATTTCGTATCAGTCCATCTTCCAGTCGGGAGATGACATCACCTTCGGCAACTACTCCGGAACTTACATAAACAGCGACACTGTGTTCCAGGTGAACGCGGTATTTAGCGCAATCTCACTAATCGCCGACACAATCAGCACGCTGCCACTAGATGCCTACGTTCGCAGAGACGGCGCTCGCTTCCCATTCCGTCCTCGACCAGAGTGGGTATCGCAGCCAGACGTAAACATTCCACGCGAGGCGTTCTACAACCAGGTAATCGTTTCGCTACTGCTCGAGGGCAACTGCTTCATTCGCGTCTTTAGCAACACACGCGGCGAGGTTGTAAACCTTACCGTGCTCAATCCTCAGACTGTAGACATCTCCCGCAACGGACTCGGCAACTTAATGTTCCGCGTCGAGGGCGAGGACAAGATGCTAACCAGCGAGGAAATCATCTACATCCCAGACGTAATGAAGCCTGGCGAAATCCGAGGCATTTCTCGCATCAAGGCAATGGGTGAGACGTTCGGACTAGCACTCGCACTTGAGCGTTACGCATCATCGTTCTTTGGCCAGGGCACGAACCTTCAGGGAGTAATCGAGTTCCCTGGAAACCTAAACAAAGAGCAAGCCGATCAGCTCGCCTCAGCTTTCGACAACCGACACCGAGGCTGGAAAAAGGGACACCGCACTGGCGTTCTTTCAGGCGGCGCTAAGTTCATCTCTACTCAGACCGACCCAGAGAAGTCCACGCTGGTCGAATCACGCAACCAGTCAATCGCAGACGTAGCCAGAGCGTTCAACGTTCCTCCGCACCTGCTAGGACTGCCAGGCACAAACTCTTACGCATCGGTCGAGCAGACTAACCTCGCATGGATTACTCACGGCCTTCGTCCTATCGTCGGCAAGATAGAGGGCGCACTCAGCCCGCTAATGCGTCGCTCACAAGGCGGAGCAGGCGCGTTTATCAAGTTCAACCTAGATGGACTTGCGAGGGCAGACCTCCAGAGCAGAACCTCCAGCTACTCGACAATGCTCCAGTCCGGCGCAATGAGCATCAACGAAGTTCGTTCTTACGAGGACCTGCGACCAATCGACGACAACGCTGCAAGCCAGCCACGCGTCCCATTGGCAAACGTAAACCTCGATGCTGCCGACCTAAAGGCAATGCGCGAGCGCGTGACTATGGTTCGCGATTTAGTCATGGTTGGATTCTCACCAGCCGAGGCTTTGGCAGCGATGGGCGTTCAGGACATCGACCACACTGGAGTCCCGAGCGTCCAGCTACAAGGCTTGCAGAACCTCAATCCCGAGGACCCAGAGCAGGCGTACGAGGTCTAAATGCTAGAGACTAAACAAGTAACAGTCGGTACTGCATCGGTTCAAGTTCTCGGAGAGAATCAAGGCCCAGTCCAAGTGATACTTCACAATGGAGAAAAGTCAAGCAACGAATACATTTGGTTCGGTGGAGGCGCTGCCGTAACAACATCTACAGGCGCTCACATAGACAATGCCGCTACTTATCAATTAGTAATTCAGCCAGGTAATGAGCTTTGGGCTATCACGGACGCTGGTACAAAAACATTGCACGTTCTTTGGCAGGCCCTCTAATGCCGTATTACATCTCAGACAAAAATCCCGAGTGCTCAGGCTGGGCAGTCGAAAAGGAAGATGGCGAAGTCATCGGTTGCCACGACACAAAGCAGTCTGCCGTCGATCAGATGGTTGCCGTGTCTTTGGCTGAGGACTTGGAGCCAGGCGGAGAGCGTGAAGCTCGACAAGTCAATCTCGATCCACCGGCTTACATGAGAGCCTCAGCCCGCAGAGGTTTACGCTGGCATGAGGAAGGCAGGTCCGGCGATGGACTATTGCCTCGCACGGTTCGCGAAGCTCGCGCAATGGCTGAGGGCAACATGACTGCCGACAAGTGGGTAAGGCTTCGCGCATTCCTCGCAAGGCACATGGTGGACTTTGACGCACCGGCAGCCAAAACAGACTCAGACGACTATCCAAGTCCAGGCGTAGTCGCAATCGCACTTTGGGGAGGCGGAGGAACACGTCGCTCTGCCCAGCGTGCATTGACCTATGCTGAAGGCGTAGTTGCTAGACTGGAAGAAGAAAATGAAGGCCGCACGGAAGGCGAAACATTGAGCAAGTTGGAAACACGCGAGTTCGAGCACGGACTAGAACTCCGCGAAGATGGCGACCAGATGACACTTACTGGTTATGCCGCATTGTTCAACTCACGATCAGAGAATCTAGGCGGGTTCACCGAGGTCATCGCACCTGGCGCATTCACTCGCTCACTAAAGTCCCGCAATGACATCAAGCTGCTTTGGAACCACGACACTGGTGCGGTTATGGGTTCGACCCGCGCAGGAACTTTGACGCTGACTCAGGACGACCGAGGACTGCACGTAGAGGCATCATT